CTTCAGGCTGCGTTGCAAGATACGCTACTGGCTGGAGTACAAGCGCAAGCATGGCTTCCGTCTCGTGTCGCAGACCAGCAACCCGAAGCGACCTGGGCTGGTCTGGAACAAGCCCAAGGCATCGACCTATGCCAAGTTTGGCGCGGCCATGTATCTCAACGAGGAAGGCCACGTCACGTGGTCCGGTCTCGGCGAATACTCGACCGGCGCCGAAGCGAAAGCCTGGCTCGACACCTACGGCGAAGGCGTGCCCGAGGCCGGGCGCGACCTACTCAAGCGGTGGATCGCGGCTAAATTGGCCTACGACAACAACCGCAAGCCCGGTGATGCGCTCGACGTCGGATTGACCGAGGCACGCGAGGCATTCTTGGAGGCCAAGTGACCACTAACGAACGCCACGCGCTGGCGATCCTGGCCGGGTGTCCCGATGGGGCCACCTGGCTGGCGCTCAACCAGCGCCACGTGCTGCATGAAACGCTGATGTATCTGCAGGCCGACGGCCTGATCTGGATGCAGCTGCAGCAGACCGGTGCGCGCGGGTCAGACTCGCGCCAGCTGGTCGTGCCGCGATATCGCATCACCGAGAGGGGCCGCAAGGCGCTCAAATGACCGTGGCGCCGGGTGTGTGTAGCACCCGGCGCCTGCCGGCGCGCCGGGAAAACGAGGAGCAAACCCGGCCGCCGGCCTAGCAACCCTACACCCGTTTAGGGCATAATGCCCGAGAAAGGTCATCTTTTGGACGCCGGTGCGTCGCTTCCGAACGCGGGCCAACGCCGAACGCTTTGTCAAGGCGCAGGGTGCCGGCGCCGTGTTGCAGGATTATTAGACATGACCAAGAACCAGTATCGCGCAGCGCTTGACCGGCTTGGGCTGACCCAAGCTGCAGTTGCCGAGTGGCTCAAGGTTGATGAGCGCACGTCGCGACGCTGGGCGCTGGGCGAAGTTGCGATCCCGGAGGCCGTCGCCAAGCTGCTGCGCTACATGGTGGCGCATAACTTAACCCCAGAGGATTTTCCATGATCAAGAAACCAGAACCCTATCGCGACAAGCTGGGTCCGATCCCGCCGGAGAATTTCGACGGTGATTTTGAGCCTGGCGAGACGCCGCCCAAGGGCCGCGACCCGGTCCACGATCGGCTGGCCGAGCATGTCAAGCGCCACAAACCGAAGGAGAAAACATGACCGCTAAGAGTCGCAACCGCGCGCTGCTGCTGATCGGGGTGTTGGCCGCGCTCGGCATCATGGCTAGCGCGAACAACATACCGGCACCGCCCGAAGAGGGCGCGCCCACGCTGAAAATAGAGACCGTGGCCGAGAGGGCAGAGGCCGATCGAGTGCTGGCGGCGGTTGCCGCCAAGTGCGGAGCGCAGCCGAGCAGAATCCACAAATTCGCGCCGACCGCACTGACTGCACGGGCCAAGACCGTCAGTGCTGATTACACAGTGGTCTGCGCTGGCGTGTACGGCGCGCAAGTTTGCGGCGAAAAGTCCGATCACTGCGCGGCTGGAGAAATCATCAACGTAAATAAGTGGACCAACGTCCAGCCGAAGTCCTAATCGCGTTCTGACTGCTCTCGGGGCTCACGCAGCTCCGGGGGCAATTCTGCTTCATGCTCAGGGGTCCAGGGGTCCGGCACGTCATCGCCATAGGCTAGCGCGATGTACTTCTCGCGCGTGATCTCGATCCCCTTCGCTTTCATCCATTCAAGCAGGTGATAGGCCAAGGTCCCAAACCTTTTGCTGCGTCTCGGCGAGCGAGCGCTTGCCCTCGTTGTAGTCGCGCCAGATCGCCTCTACGTCAGCCTTGTCGATCTTTGCGAACAGGTCCCGCTTGGCTTGCCAGGCGATGGCCTGCAATTGCTGCGGGACGATCCCCAGCTCGTGCGCGGCCTCGCGGTAAGCATCGGCATAGATCGCATAATTCCCAGATAACCCGAGCTTAGCCGATTTGCCAGAGGCCTTCCAACCGGGCGGTTTGGCGTTCGACGGTGGCGTAAGATGCAGCGCATGCATCACCGGCGTCTCGGCCCCCGACGGCGAGCGCAGCAACGCGGCGCCGACCGCGTGGGTGTCGACCGTCACGTCCTCGGTGCTCGCCCGCGGCGCAACGATATTGTTGTAGAACGAGCGCACCTTGTGGCGCTCGCCCAGCGCTTCACTGATTTTCTTCAGGTCGCCGTTGCTCTCGGCGCATTCGATCGAATTGGAAATGATCTCGATCGATGACCAGGCCGCCTTGGCGGGCTCGCCTTTGGCGGTCGTCACCACCTCGCCGAGCTTTCCGCCCAGTGCGAATTCACGATACGACCGGGTCGAGTGCGCCTCATCGAAGGTGCGCACCCAGGCCGCTTTTTCAGCGAACGCCGTCAGCTCGCCGTACGACTTGCCCTTGATCGCCTCGACCAGCTCGCGATCTTTTGGCTTCCAGATTTGCTTGGCGACCGCGTCCATCTTTTCGTCCCAGACGTGCTCGCGCTGGGTTTGCGTGATCTCGATCACGCGATGCGCCAGGTAGATGTTCTGGTCCCAGTCCTTTTGTGGGCTGAGCGCTGCCATCACGCCGGCCGCGGCCTCCACGGGGAGGCCGTACTGGTGCGCATCCTTCTCGCACAGCTCGTGCGCCGCGTCGTACCAGACCATGCCGTGGGACTTCACATCGGCCGAGGCATGCTCATAAAGGAATTTCAAATTCGACTTCATCTGATCCGTAATAAAGCTGACTTGTTGATCGAGGGTTTTGCCCTTCAGATCCTCTTTGCGGAAATTCGGATAGCCGTGCTGATCATGAAACAGCTCGACCGTCTTCTGATAGAAGATCGGATCGGACTTGAGCGCCGCCACGTCTGGCCGCGCGTAGCCCTCAGCCTTGACGCGCTTGGCGGTGATGCGGCGCGAGGCCACCACCCCCTTCTCGGTCCACTGCCCTTTCGGATCACGCGGGTGCTCTTCCTCGCGATACGGGGCCTCGTCGTGCACCTGGCTGCGGCTGACCAACCGCGGCCGATCGCCTTCGTTCTCGTACAGCTCCCAGGCGTCCATGTCGTTGCGCACGGTCTCGAAATTCTGCGTGGCGGCGTGCGCCATCAGCATTTCCGGCGCCACGAACCGCCCGAGCTGGCGGCCCTCGCTGCCGCGCACGAACCGCTGCAGCGCGCGCTTGGCCGAGGTCTCGTGGGCGACTTGCATGAAGTGGCCCTCGACGCGATAGCCGGCGGCCTTGTACTGGGTGACCCGCTTTTGCAGCGCCGCCAGGTTGCCCATGGTGCCGTCGATGATCAGGTTGAGCTTATGGTCGCGCGCGACCGTCTCTGCGGTCTTTGCGATGTGGCTCGACTCCTCGTGCACCAGCGCGGCGTTCCAGCCCCGGTATTCCGGCAGCATCGCCTTGACGTCGTCGCTGTTGATGTAGATCGCATTGTCGGTCTTCACGGTGCCGTTGGGCCCGGTGTACCAACTCTTCCCAGACCCGCCCGAGCCTCCCAACAAATGCACGACCGGCCGCTCGCCTGACTTCGGCGTTGCGGCCTTAACCTTTTCCGGTGTCAGGATCTTTTCCAGGATGGGGCTGTGCAGCTCCTGGCGTGTGGGCGTCCATTTGCCATCGGCGGTCTTGTGGCCGCCCTGCTCGACTGGCGCATCGGTGCGCACGCTGCGCGCCAGCAGGGCGCGCGCGAGCCTGATCTTTTCGGCGGCGCCCGGCACCGCGTTGATGACGCGGGCGACGGTCTGGCCGGCTTCGGCGTGCTGTTCTGCCTTGGCTCGACGCGCTGCGAGCGCGGCCTCGCGCGCTTCCTGCGTCCAGCCGATATCAGCGAAGTAGAGATTAGGGCGAGGGCCTACGCGCCCGGAGTCTCGCGCTTGGATGAGCCGGGGTAGCCAATGATCGCGGATACGGTCCCAGGTGTCACCGATGTGTCGATTTGGGCGTGCGGCGGCAGATTGCTCAATAACTCGTTGATACGCTTGACGCGCTGCGTCTCGCTGTTCTCGGTCGCTGCCTTGCGTTTCGGCGCCGAGGAATTCGCCGCGTCCGCGGATGAGCTTGACTTGCGATCCATAGTCTTTCGCCGTTTCAAGAACTGCATGTATGACGGGTGCATCGTTGGCATAGACGTGGACGGTGGCACCCCCCGTAACATGTGGTTCGAGGGTATGAAATGCAATGCCGGCTTTTAGCAGCTTGTCGTGGATATTTTCAAGTGACCCTTGAGCATTGAACGAGGCCATGACCTCGGTGCCAACGGTTGAGGCGGTGAACAACAGCACCGCCTTTTGATCGGCGAGATAGCCTTTCATGGCGGCCGCGGCGCGCGCCACTTCCGGGTCGGCCGACGGCATGGTGGAGATCAGGCTGTTTTCGGCGCCGTCGCTCCAGGCTCCGATCGCGCGCTGTTCCCGCGCCTGCAGGTTCAGGGCGCTATTGATTTGCGCGCTGGCGAGAGTCAGCTCGCGCTGGCGGCGGGTATCGAGGCCAGCGCTGGCTTGCGCAAAGGTGAGATTGCTGATGTTGGGCGATATGAAGCCTTGCACCCAGCGCCCGTGCTCACCGCGCGGGTGCTTTTGCTCCTCGTAGGCGTCCTGGGTCTTGCCGGTCCAGGGATAGACCGCGCATCTACAATTCGGATGTACCGGCAGCAGCGCCAGCGCTTCGTCGAGCGTGAACGGCGAGTCGTCGGCGATATCTTCGCACAGCTCGCACACGTACTTATCGCCAGCGGTGAGGACGCCGACCAGCGGCTCTTCGAACTCCGGCTCTTCCAGCGCGCCTGCTTCTTCCAGCGCTTCGGCGATGATCTCCTCGACCGAGGCATCGCGCATGCGGCGCGGCGGCGCCACGGTTTCCGGCACGATGCCGACGCGCGAGAAGCCAGCGGCGCGGTAGGTCTCGATCTTGGCCTGGTTGTGCGCGGCGACGATGAGCACGTTGCACATGGCCATCAGTCGGTTGACCGCGACCTTGTCAAACGTGCGGCTGAGCAGCTGCCAGGCTTTTGCGGGCTTGACTTTGCGCGCGATGATGCTAGCGGCGTCACGACTCACGGTCTGCACGGTGGCGGCCGCGATGCCGATCAGCTCCTGCTTGGCCAGCTGCGCCAGGTGCACCGAGGTCGAGTTGTTGGGCAACAACTCGTTCTTGCCCACCTCAGAGAGTGCGACCTGGCGCCCTGACTTCCAGGCCTGATCGATGAAGCGAGCTGGCCATGGGTGATCGAGGAAATAGCCGGCCATGCTTTCGAGCCAGGCATGAAACGCGTGCAGCCGAACGGCGGGCTCGTGGTAGGCCATGACGCCGTCGGGCTTGAGCCCCAGCACGTCGCGATCGATCACCGCGGTGCGCATTTGGGCGCGCAGCTGGCGGAGCTGCAGCTTGGCGGCGGCGCGGAAGCGTGCGCGCAGGCCCGAGGTACCGGTTGGATCGCGCGAGCGCTGGGCGTCGACCAGCGCGTCCATCAATCCAACCAGATGATCTGCGACAAAATGAGCAGCAGCAGGACGATGGACGTGATGATGATCAGCCAGAACAGGACAGGATCATCGTTGTGAAGCCTGCCGAGACCCATTACCACCGCCATTGCCACCCCCGTTGCCACCATTGCGCGGCGGGCCGCCCGGCTGTGCCGGCTCCGGCGGTTCGATTGCGCGTTCCAGGCCGGCGAGACCGGCCTCGTGGGTCATCTCGCCCCATTCGTTGTCGTCGTCGAACTCGTCGATCGCGGCTTCGATGCCGGGATACATGAAGGCATTTTCGATCAGGAAGTTCTCGCGCGCCTTCTTGAGCACCTGCGGCGGCAGCAGGCCGTTGTCGACGTCGATCTTGTGAGCCTGGGCAAGCTTGAAGTTGATGTCGGCCTTTTCCTTGTCGTCCATCTGCCAGAGCGAGTTCCACACGTAGTGGATATCTGGATCACGGTCCCCAAACGTATGTCTGATCAGGATCTCGTCGAGCAGTCCCATCGCCGGTGTGAGCCGCACTGTTTGATCCGCCGCTAGCCGATCGTAATAATTTCTGATATCCGAATCCCCGGTCGCGTCCATGCCGGCAGGTGAGCGCCCCAGTAGTCTGGTCGCGGGGATATCCGCAGCACCAGCAGCAATGATCAGGTAGCTCATCAGCACCCGATCCATATTGGTCAATCGCAGTTCGCGGCGCTCCCATTCCTCCTCCTTGTCGAGCATGACGGAGTTGACGACGGACTTGGCAGCGTTGGCATTACTGAAGCGATCAACGAGTTTCTTGGCACCCTCGCGCGTTTCCATCATCGCCGAGAGGCCTTTGATCTTGATGATGTCGAATTTCAATTCGCCGATCGCGGCGCCGACCGAGGAGGTGACCAGGCCGGCGTTCTTGACGGCGTCATCGACCGGCTGCAACACGCTGTCGCCCCACTGGTCGGGGGCGCTTTCCATGCTCGGGTAGTCGGCACCGATCAAGCGAACGACGCGGCTCGGATGAATCCAAACCGCAGCGCCGGCCGGCATCTTGAGCACTTCCTGTTCCAGCTGCTCCAGATTGCCGACCTGCGGCGGCAGCGGGACGTTGGCGCGCATGTACCACTGCGGCAGTCCGAACCACGGGCTCGAGATGTCGCGCACCAGCGGGCCCGAGGCGAGGTGCCAGCGATCGACGACATGCAGGAATTTCAGATCGCCCTTGCCGACTTCCTCGATATCGAGTTCGCGTCCCCAGTCGCCCTGATCAACGCCGATGATGATGCCTGCCCCGCCGTAGAGCCGCGCCTTGGTCAGGGCGGAGAGCATTTTGTGCTGCAGGCCGAACGCGCGTTCGGTTTTTTCCAGCTGTTCGATCTGGTCCTGCTCGGCGACCCAGTTGCGCCAGGCGCGCGTGCTATCGAAGGCTGGCACGTCGACGATTTTGCGCGCCAGCCAGTCACCGCGATAGGCGGCCTCCAGCTGCTGCGGGCTGAGAACGTTGAGCGTGTATAGCTGGCTGACGGATTTATCGCGACCGAACAGCCCGAAGCCGGCGAGAAAATTACTGAAGGAGTCAAGCCACCAGGATTTCGGGCCGGCGACGACGTCAGCCATGCGCTCAGCCAATCATATCGCGCAGATATTTGGCGGAGTTGACGACGTTGAGGCTCGTGCCATCGGTCAGCTTGACGACGGCCTTGTCGGGGACGCCTTCGACGGCGGGCTTGGCCTCAACGGCGGGGCGGCCGGGAACTGGCGGGGTACCGGGATCGCCGGTTGCTGGGTTGGCGGGCGTGCCGGGATTATCGGGTACTGCGTCCTGCGCCTCGACGGCGGGCGTGCCGGGCTTGCCGGGGACGGCCTCGATGGTTGCGATGTTGTCGACCACGAGAACGAGATCCTTGCCGTCTTCGGTGGTTACAGAGATCGTTCGCGCCATATGGCTCTCCTTTCAGGGAAGCATGCGAAGTATTTGCCGGTGCGTTGGTTGCGGCACCAGACGGTGCCGAACGGGTCGCGGTGCTCTTGGATATGCGGGCAGCGCTGCGCGGTGCAGGCCTCGACCTTGATGTTGCGCAAGGCTGCGCAGTTGGTCAGTGCCAAAAGCAGCGCGGCGAGCGCGAGCTTAGGCAGGCGTGAGTCCGAGGATGCAGTAGCCGCGCGTCAGGCCGCGGAGTGGCGCATCGGGGCCGTGGAACAAGTCGGCGTCGGGACCATAGAAGCCGCGCAGCACGTAGGTCACCGAGCGCCGGATCTCGTTGCCGGTGTATTCCTTGCGCTCGGGGTCCCATTCGCGCATGAGCAGCACGTCACCGACGGCAAAATCGCGATCGTCGCGGCGCAGTTCGAACGTTTTGCGGCCATCCTGCACGGGCTTGAAGTACTCGGGCCAGGATTTGAGTTCGTGGGTGCGCGCGCCGCGGACGACGCCGAGATTGGCCTGCAGGCCTCCGCCGCCACCGAGATCGGTCATTGGCTCACCTCAGTAGCAGCTGCAGCGCCGCCCGTAGACCGTGGCACCACCAGCATAGTAGCCAGCGCGCCGTACCGCGCGGCGTGCGCCGCGGCGATAGGCGCGGCGGTAGGTGACGCGCGCCCGCCGGTAGGTGACGGCGTTAGCTTCATCAGTCGTCATCGTCAACACCACCCCAGGCGAGGATGGCGACGATGAGATAGATAGCGACACCGGTAGCGACGCAAACAGCGCAGTCGCCAAAATCAGCCAGAACGTTCCTCGCGGCATCACTCACCTCCTCGCTTCTTCCAACAGCTTGTCCACTTCCTCGTAGGGCATGTCCACCGTCAGTCTGGTGCCAGCGAACATGATGTCGGTCTGCTTGGTTTTGTCCTTGCCGATGTCCGAGGTCGGCGCCCAAGCGTGGCAGTATTCGCTGCGGATGCTGACGGTGCCGCCGCCCAGACGCGGGAACTTGACGATCGGCATCAGTCCATTCCGTAGGCGATCAGAAAGAAGATTGCCGCGGTCACCAGCGCGCAGGTGATGACGAACCCGAGCAGCACGCGATCGCGCTTAGCGCGTCCATACCACCAGGGCGCCTGCTGCCAGGGCGGCTCAGTTGGGTCGGGGTTGTCGTTCTGCGCCAGCATGCTGTTGTTGCTCACGCTGCATCCGCTCGGCGACTTCTTGCATCTGGCGCATGAACTTGGCGAACTGATCGCGTGGCCAGTATTGGAGCTGATAGCCCGGATCGCCCCATGGATTGAGATCATCGGGGATCGATCCGAGCAGCGGACTTTGCACCAGCATCATTTCTAGGTTCCTTTCGGCGCTACCACCAGGCAAAGAACATCAACGCCGACGCATACATGATCACCGACAGGCCGATTAGGATCAGCAGATACTCCCACCAGGTGAACGGACGCATCAGCAGTTGACGCACACCGGTGGCGGATCAGGTCCAATAGGCGCGTCCGGGTACGTCGAACGAGATGCGAAAGGGCATGTGGCCACCGCCCTGGATGGCCATCAGCAAGTAGATCAGCACCAGGATCAGGAACACCGCCCAGACGACGCGCTCGACCACCACTGGCACGGGCAGAAAGCTCTTGATGGCCCACAGTGCCACGTAGACGATGGCACCCAGGATGATGACGCCGAGCACGAACCATAGAATGGCGATGGCCAGATTGATCATGTCATGCCTCCTGGCTTAGGTCCGGGGACTGCCCACAAGGCTGATGGGGTTTGGGGGACACAGCCGGTTAGTCCATCCACCCGAGGGGGCTTTCGGAGGGAGATGGGGACTAGTGTTCAGTCCCCGGATTGGGGAAAAAGCCTGGGTTTGCGAGTGTGAGGGTGACGGGCTCGCCGCGGGCGTGGGAGGCGATCAGCGTCTTGGCCAGCTCTTCGCATTGCTCGGCATCAGCAAAGTGCAGCGCGATCGTCATGGTCTGCCCTTTAATGCTGATGCTGGCGTGGTAGTCGATGCCCCTGAAGATGTCATTCATGCGCGCACCAGCACCATGCGCACGAGCCATTCATTGAGCTGCCCCGGGATTGCCTCCTGCAGGCCGATGGTCAGGCCGGTGTCGAACCAGCCGGCGCCCGGGTGATACAGTTCCAGCCTGAATTTCATCATCACATCAGCGCGGCGAGGTCGCGCAGCTTGTTGCGCAGTTGGGCGGTGCTTTTGCCGGTTTTGTCGACGTCGCGTTCCCAACTGATGCAGACCATTTCGATATAGGCCTCGATATCGCCGCCGAGTTCTTTGAGGGTAAGCATGCGCTCTTCGATATAGACCAGCGCTTCACCGAACGACGCCTTGCCGCTGACGAGGCGCTGTTCGAACAGCACCTGGCCCGCACCGATTTTATGTGCGCTGTTCGCACACGGTGGTGGTTGGGTTTTTCTTGGCATAGGCGGGGGTGACGTACTGGCCGGTCTTGGCGTCGCGGCAGTCGAGCTGCGGGCGCTTGGTCTTGGCGGCGGCCGCATAGGCGATGGCGGCGATCAGCACAGCCAGGATGAGGAGCGCGACCGAGGTGAACTTGAGCATGGATGGTCTCCGCTAGATTTTCATCACGCGCGCGTGGCCGGTACTGAGCATGACTTGGGCGAAGTCGCGGCCGTCGGCGAGCGTGATCGAGCCGTCGAAGCGACCGCCGAACTTATCCCAGCCGTGCGAGGTCACCTTGCAGAGATCGCCGGGCTTGAGCAGCGTTTGGGCAAAATCGCGGGCGGCGTTGCCGGCGGTGGTTTTGAGCTCCGGCGCATTGATGCCGTAGATCCGGCAGGAGAGCCGTGCCGAGTCATCCCAGCCGCGGGCGACGATCATGTGATCGAAGCCGAGATCGATATCGAGATCGATGGTGTCGCCATCGTGCACCTCGACAACGCGTGCCGGGTATGGGCCGAACACTGCCATTGCGATCCTCATTCGCTTTTGCCGATGCCGCCTGGGCCGCCGCGCAGCAGGCGCAGCCGGTAGAGCGCGCCGAGCTTGTCGCGTCCATTTGTGGCCTGGGCTTCGGTGATGTCGAAGGCTGCCATCAGTTGTGGGATGGTGAGGAGATCGAAGCTGCCACCGCTGACCATGGCCTCGATGCGATCGAGCTGTTCGGTGATGGCGTCGAACCGGTTGCTACTCCAGTTCGGCCAGGTCACAAGCGTTCAGGCTTCAACTCCACCTGGCTGATTGCCAAGCGAAGTTTTGTAGAACCTCGATTTGACTCTTGCGATCAAACTTGATGTGGCAGTCGCGGCACAGCGTGATACCGTTACTGACATCGAAGCGCAATTCTGGATGCAGGCTGAACGGTTCAATGTGGCACGCATCCAAGCCAATCTTGTTGATGCCGTTGGCTGGCTTACCGCAGTGGCAGCACTTGTAGCCGTCGCGTTCAAACACAGCAGCGCGCCAAACACTGATTGGACCAGCTTTTCTACGGCGAACGATATTGTTTCCGTCACTCCGGCCATCGATGTAGAAATGATTTTTGTTTCCTGTCAGACCTGGTTTGCCGAGGTGGGCTTTCGAGATTTTCTTGCGCCACTCCGGGGAAGCTGCGAGCCTTAGCGTGGCTTGCCGCATTTTCTCTTTGCTAGCTTCTGAGTGGCGAAACCCCTTGCGTGGCATATCCTCTCCCTGTTATAACTTATCTACGATGCTAGTGCATCAATATTATAATATCCGTCGCCGGTGAGTTTTGCGAACGCGCCGCTGCAGGCGTCGACCTGATCCTTGTACTTGCCGTTGGGGAAGGCCTCCAGCTCGGCGAGCAGATCGCCCTGCCAGGGGCCGGCGAGCAGGCGGACGTTGCCGCCCTGCACCTGTGCTGCGAACGGCTCGGCGCGCACTTCCTTTGAGCCGGTGACGCGATCGCCGAAAACGCGGAAGCCGCGCAGCTCGCGGATGGTGGCCTCGGCACTTTCCTTGCCGCCCGAGCCGGGTTCCTGCTCGACATAGATCTCGTAGCCCCAGCCCCAGGCGTCGCGATCGATCTGGGCCCAGGCCTTGATCTGCTCTTCGCGTTCCAGTGCGCCCCAGCGGCCGCGCACGACGTGGCCGATGACGTAGGTCTTGTTGCGCATGGAGTGCATCAGCACGCCGGCGGTGTAGGCGCCCTCGCCGCCTTCGGTGCCGGCCTTGTCCCAGTAGCGCACGCTGGCGCGCACTTCATTGCGATCGAAGATCGGCAGCGTGGTGAGCTTGTCGATCGGGAACATGCCGCCGCCCATGATGATCGGGTGCTGCTGGTACTCACTTTCCCAGCTGGTCTCGGTCATCATGGCTTTGCGTTCCAGGAGGAACGACAGCGGCTTGACTTGTGGGAACAGCGCCTGGCCGCGCCTTCGGGTTGGCCGGTTTGGTTCGGTTGGATCGCAGTATTCGTTCTCTTCCGCGATGGCGGGGAAGCGCACGATCTTGACGTCGGGGAATTTCTCCAGGTAGCGCCCGAGCAGATCGTCGACGTGCCAGCGCGTCATCAAGATCAGCATGCCGGAGTTGGCGGCGAAGCGGGCGCCCCAATCGTCGGCGAACCAGGCCCAAGTTCTGTCACGAGTAGTTTTGCTCATGGCTTCGGCGCGGCCCTTGTGCGGATCGTCGATCACGCCGAGGTGCAGCTCCATGCCGTTGATGGCGCCCTCGATCGTGGTGTTGCGGAACGAGCCGCGCCGTTCAACAAATTCGATCAGCGACTGATTGCAGGTCCAGCCGTGGGCGCCGATGTGCGTGCCGGGGAAGACGCCCTGATAGCGTTCGCTTTTGAGCACGCGCTGCAGGTTGGTGTTGGCGGAGACGCCCAGCTCATCGGAGTAGCTGGCGAAGATGATTTTGAGATCGGGGTTCTTGCCCGCGATCCAGGCCATGAAGTCCTGCGCGGCCCAGCTCTTGCCGTGCTGCGGCGGAGCCATCAGCGCCATCTTCGGGCGCTTGCCGGCCTCGAGGTCCAGGTAGAACTGCTGCAGCTCCAGCGCCAGCACCTGGGTCCACCAGTTCCACTGCATGTCGGGGCGCATGTAGCGGCGGAAGGCGTAGAACTTCTCGCGCACTTCGATGGCGGCGCGGATCTCCGCGGCCTCGCGCATCTTCTTGACTTGCTCGGGGGTGTACTCGACCTGCGCGGTGGCGTGCATTAGGGCAACCACATCCTGCGATCTTCGACCTGCGGGCGATGCTGCTTGAGCCAGGCATAGGCGGCATCGAGCGTCAAGGCGAAGCGTTGTGTCATCCAGACTGCCACGGTGAGTGGGCTGCGCTCAACGCCGGCCCCGCAGTGAACCAGCACGCCGCGGTATGATCCGTTGGCCCAGCACCAATCGATGTAGCGCGAGGCCTGGAACAGTTTCTCGGGGATGACCTTGCCGTCGTCCCCGAGGATGCGGTTGTGCACGCACAGCGGTTGATCGGTGTGCGGGCCCTCCAGCATGTTCATGCAGAAGAACCCCTGGCCACGGGCATGATCGCAGCTGTTGCAGGTGCCGATCCACAGCCGTGGCAGCACCTCATTGGCATCAGCGATCATGCAAAGATGAATACTCCGTCATTGAGCAGCTGCGCGTAGCTGTCGTGGATGCCGACCAGCAGCACGCTGGTTGAGTCGAACGACACCAGATCACCCGCGCTCTGGTTCTGCACCGTCACCTGGTTCTGCGTGAACCCCTGGATGGTGATGTGGTCAAGATTAGTATGGAAGTTGGTCCAGGTATCATGCCCGTCGTTGGCTGCCAGCACCAAGTTGATCGAGCCCGCGCCGTTGTTGACGATGGTGTCATTGGCGGGGCCGGAGTTGATCTGGCCGTTAGTGGTGACGCCAGCCTTGACCAGTACGTTGTGATCAAAGTTGGCGGTTTCGTCTACCAGGTAGTCGCGCCCATTGAGCGCATGCGCCATGATCGTAATGCTGGACTGCGGATGCTTGCCGATGTCGGACCATACTGCCGTTGACATGGTAGTCTTCCCTTGTGCCCCAAGGGTTACCCCATCATTGCTGTTTAGCCGTGGAAAACGCTGTCGTTCTTGTGCGGCTGCGCCTTGCTGGCCCAATCCTGCACGGCAGGCTGCAGTTTCTTGATCCAGGCATAGGCCTGCGTCAGCGGGATGTTCTGCCGGTCCTTGAGCCACAGCGCCAAGGCCAGTGGACTGGGACCGAGCCCGGTCAGGTCGTGCAGCAGCACCTGCGCGCTGCCGCTCCACACCCCCATGATCAGGCGCTCGATCTGCGTCAGGTTGGTCTGATTGACGAAGCCGTCGGCGTTGAGCAGCGGCAGCCAATGGCAGCGCTTGTCGTCGGTGTGCGACCGGGCATCGCAGTTGATGCATAGAAACTGAATGCTGTTGCGCGCGCTGTTGCAGCTCGCATTGGTGCCCAGCCATAACCGTGGCACGATCTGCTCCGCGCCGATCAGAGATCCGGGAACCGGAACGGCCATCAAGTCACCCTTGTTTTACGAGCCACGATAGTCGAGAGTTCCAAAAACCCGGAGCGAGCCACGCCGGATGAGAGCACCATGCTTAAGGAGCGAGCCATAATCGCTGAGAGCACCAAGCCTTAGGAGCGAGCCAATCCTGCGGAGAGCACCAAGAACGATGAGCGAGCCACTCGGCCTGAGAGCGCCACAAGAACGGAGCGAGCCACAGCCTGCGAGGGCACCATAAAGTGAGAGCGAGCCATGAGCTGTGAGAGCACCAAAGTACGGGAGCGAGCCAACCCGGGAGAGAGCACCAAGAACTGCGAGCGAGCCATTGTCTTGGAGAGTACCAAAAGTCAGGAGCGAGCCATAAGCCTGGAGAGCACCATCGGCGAGGAGCGAGCCATCGCGGAATGAGAGCACCATGCAGAGCGAGCGAGCCCATAAATCGGTGAGAGCACCAAACCCGACGAGCGAGCCAGTCCGCGCGAGAGCACCAATGCGGAAGAGCGAGCCATTGATTTGAGAGAGCACCATATCCGGTGAGCGAGCCACCGCGCATGAGAGCACCAGAAGCGTGGAGCGAGCCAGCTCGGAGGAGAGCACCAAAAACCGGGAGCGAGCCCAATGTAATGAGAGCGCCACAAGTGAGGAGCGAGCCATTGTTTGAGAGAGCACCACGTGAAGAGAGCGAGCCAATCGTGCGGAGAGCACCAAAAAGGACGAGCGAGCCAATGCCTGAGAGAGCACCATAAGGGGCGAGCGAGCCATTGTGTTGGAGAGCACCAAGCGTGTGGAGCGAGCCATTGATGCAGAGAGCACCACGATCCCAGAGCGAGCCCTTAGGTCGGAGAGCACCAGAGAGCATGAGCGAGCCATCAGCCGAGAGAGCACCATAAGTGATGAGCGAGCCATACTACTAGAGAGCACCAGAACCACGGAGCGAGCCAACTTCGGAGAGAGCACCAGATCAGCTGAGCGAGCCAAGGTGAACGAGAGCACCAAAGAAGCTGAGCGAGCCAATTTGACAGAGAGCACCAAACCGTCAGAGCGAGCCAAAAGGCTTGAGAGCACCAGCATTGGAGAGCGAGCCAAAAGCAGCGAGAGCACCAAAACTCAAGAGCGCCCTGAACAATGATCTCCTACTCGCATAACTTCGAAGACGTCATCCTGGCCCGCGCGCTCGGCTCGATCACCCACGGCTTCTACATCGACGTCGGCGCCGCAACCCCCATCCACTCCTCAAACACCTACGCCTTCTATGAGCACGGCTGGTGGGGCCTCGTCGTCGACCCGCTGTTCCGCCTGTGGCCGCAGTACCGCGCCGAGTGGGAACGTACCCGCCCGCGCGACCTCCTCGCCGCCGTCGCCGCCGGTAAAGAAACTGGCCACACCGAGTTCTGGGTCGCCGGCCATATGCAGTGCTCTACCGCCTCGCCCGAAACCCTCGCCTACTTCCGCAAGCTCGGCTCCCAGATCCCCGACCACGGAACCATCGTCAACGTCTACAGCCTCACCACCATCCTCGACGCCACCGCAACCTCAGTCGCAGCCGCAGGCGGCCCCATCCACCTCCTCACCGTCGATGTCGAAGGCATGGAGCTCGACGTCGTCCAAGGCCTCGATCTCTCCCGCTACCGCCCCTGGATCATCCTCGCCGAAGTCACCAAGCCCGGCACCATCGAGCTGGCACCCCACGCCGCCCCGCTCTACCAGTACCTCTGCGACAAGGATTACGTCCGCGTCCTGTTCGACGGCACCAACGAGTTCTACCTCGATATCGAGCACATCGAGCTGGCGAAACACTTCAAGCTCCCACTCAACTGCCACGACAACTTCAAGCTCTACCGCGAAGTGCTGCTCGAAAACCGCATCAAAGAACTGGAAGAAATCACCAACCCAGCCTTCGGACGATGAACATGGACCGCGAAACAATCCAGACGTTGCTTGATCTGCTCAACCCGTTGCATGATGAGCTTGATCGGCAAACATATGATGAGAAGGTGCACGAGAACTTCGATGCTCCCCGCGACCGTGAGTACGAGGTCACGATCACGGAAGCGCATGAGCGCGATCTAACTCAAGCTGTCCTGATCCTAGAAGATCGTCTGCGACAGGCGAGGGCTACGAGTTCATAGAGGCATAAAGGCCCGTGGACATTGATAGAACAGGAGTGGGCGATCCATGGGTGGGCTCCTTTAATTTTGAGCGAGCCGGTTGACTACTAGAATAGCCACGATCAGCGCGACCATAACCGCCGCCTTCCATGCGCTGTCCCACGCCACCCGACGCGGCACACCCTGATAGCCGTAGGCAACGGCGTAGCGTTGCAGACCGGCAAGCGCGGCGATTGCTGCGATCCAGAACATTCAGGCCCTCTTTTATGCCGCGCGGCTACTTCTCCTTTGGGCTGAGCGTCCCCCCCCTTCACGCCGCCAGCGCCCGCCGCACCGACGCAACACTCACCCCAAACCGCTCCGCTACCCCGCGCAACCCAACACCCCCAGCCCCATACGCCGCCCTGATCTCTAACGCCTTCGCCGCCCCAATCTCAACAGGCCGACCAATCGCCTTCCCAGATCGCGTCCCCTTCTCCCGCGCCCGCGCCATCCCCGCATTCACTCGCTCCCGGATGATCTCCCGCTCAAACTCCGCAAATACACCCAACATCTGAAACATCGCTCGCCCTGCCGGCGTCGTCGTGTCCAACCCCTGCTGGTGTAAATACAGCCCAGTCCTCGTCGCCCGTAAGTGCAACAAAAACGTCGTCAGATCCTGCAAACTCCGACCCAGCCGGTCCACCGACCACGCCATCACCAAATCAAACTTCCCCCGGCTCGCATCCTTGTGCAGCCGGTCAAACCCAGGCCGCCGCTCGCGACCCTTCGCCCCACTGATCCCAAGATCCTCATAAACCCCAACCACCTCGTGCCCCAGCCGCGCCGCAACCGCCCGCAGCTCCCGCTCCTGGTTCTCCGTCGTCTGATCCTTCGTGCTCACCCGCAAATACAGTACCGCGCGCATACCCTACCTCCTCCAAATATGGGACCCATTGGCGTATTAGGGTACCGTTTCGCCAGAAGGTCCAACCATGGTTCCAGGAGGGCCCCGAGCGCGCGGCCGACTGGGGCCCCTGGAAACCTACCGTTTTGGGAATGAACATTGCTCCGCGCACCCTCCAATATGGGCGCGCGCTGTGCCAAATGGAAGTCCTTTTGTCACAGGTTATTAGAGGCCGATAACTTGTTTATTTTCAAGGGGCTTATAACCGAATTTCAGGGAGGGTTTTGGCACACTTATAATATACCAGAATACCGATAACTAGTTATCCTGACCATCCTCAGATACGACAGCATCTATGACTAATGCAGCTTCGCTATCTGGTAGGCGCGTACCTTTGAAGTCGAGGCGGAATATCTCGGCGCTCGGCGGCAGCCCGTGCTTGATCAGGTCCTGGTCCAGCTCGGCGACAGACGTGTAGTTGATCTCGGCCCGCGTGATATGCGCATCGATCGCCTTGGGCGTGATCATGCCAAGCATGGTGACGCCGTTCCTGATGTCCTTGCGGATAGCGGCCAGCACGAAGCCGACCATTCCATTTTTGCCCTTGCCGTTTTCGCCATATGCGCAGAGGCCTTCGATGATGGCCTCGCGTGACATGCGGGTTGCGTAGTTTGGTTTGTCCTTGGGGCGACCTGGTCCGCCTTTGCCGCCTTTGACGAAGCCGTGGCGCTGTTTTCGATATTCTTTTCCGGCGAGCGCGCTGTTGGACATTTTGTTACATTATACGATTTTACCGCTCTTGATGTGTGGTGCTCTCAAAGGCAGTGGCTCAAAACGAAAAAACGCCCGGGCTGAATTCCAGGCGTTCTTAACCTTCCGGCCGCTTTTTGATGTGCGTGTGAGGCTAGCCAAAATTTTTTGGCGCGCAAGAGCTTTTCGCACAACCTGGGAAGTTTTGCCCCCAGCTGGGCCTCGGGCGCGGCGTCCAGTTAACGGACTGCGCAGCGCCCCCAGTTGCGCGTCAGCAGGCAATCTGGGGGCGCGTTGCCCCCAGTAATATTGCCCCCAGTTTTTCTTGGGCTACGCCCAAAAAACTGAGGGCAACTGGGGCCGCGCCCTCGCGAGGTGGGGGCAGCTTCCCCCAGTTTCCCCCAGTTCGCAAATTACTGGGGGCGACACATTATTATATAGAGCCGGGCTCATTTCGGCTGTTGGTTGGCACAACTTTTTCGCAGTGCATGCAAACTTTTTACGTGCACTTGACAGAAATTGTGGTCAAAGCGGTTTGCGCATGACCTGGAAGATGCGATTGCCCGAGGAGGAGATCGGCGAGATCGTGGGGTGGCACGGTCAGTGGTGTTTACGAGATCGAGGGTTCAAGCCGGAGGGGCAGCCGTGGCGGCGACTGTATTTGCTTGCGCCGGAGGAGAAGCACTTGCCTAAAGAGAAGCGTAGCAAGCGGCGGAAGCTGGCCTATCATTTTGCGTGGAATGGCGAGCGGCTAAGTCGCAACAGTGATGCTGTGCAGCTTTTGAAGAATTATCCGGCGGTCCATGCCGCGGTGTTTGAGATGTGTAAGAAGGCATTTAACTGAGCCAGGAGCGCCGAGAGCACCAGAAGGTCATGAGCGAGCCACCCCAGTTGAGAGCACCAGGCAATGGGAGCGAGCCACGCCCTACGAGAGCACCAAAGTATATGAGCGAGCCACGCCGGATGAGAGCACCATGCTTAAGGAGCGAGCCAGAAACCGGGAGAGCACCAAGCCTTAGGAGCGAGCCACGTCAGTTGAGAGCACCATAAATCGGGAGCGGAGCGAGCTTAGGCCCTCTTGCAATTCTCAAGTAATTATTGATAGGCTATTCAAGTAAGCCTTTAATTTGCACGGCTGGGGACTTGGCGTCGCGGTTTTGCGCATGGCCAGGGCAAGGCGCCAACTGGTTAGCATTGCTGACCCGATTGCATTGGGCCGTGGGTTTGCGGCTGCCGGCGGGCGCTTGGCCACGGAAGGTTTTGAGATCGCCGCACGGCTGCATGCGGATCTGCGCGAGCAATGGACGACGAAGCCAGTTGGGTTGGGGGTTGCAGAGGCCTTGGCTGGCATGGTTCGGCCGAAGCCGATCCGGGAGAACTTGGTTAGCTTAGCGATCGAGGCCGAGCGTGTGGGCCGGCTGGCGGTTGCCGGGCTGATGCTGGCGGAGCTGCGGATCTCGTTTGGGCGGGATGCCGACTGGAGAGCGTTTGCAGGCCAGCATCTTCCATTCGGCTTGGAGCGTGCTGAGCATCTGATTGGCGCGGTGGTGCACCGCAATTCGATGGCGTACTGTGCCAAGTGCAAGGCCGGCGTCCGCTGTGAGTGCTCCTGTGGCGTGCCCTATATCCCCGAGGTGCCGTGGGAGCGTGAGCCTGCAGCTCTGCCGGAGCCGGTGCATTCAAGTTCGGCTTTAGAGCGGGCGCTGGCGGCGATTAAAGCTGAGCCCGGCAAGTCTAACCGGCTGATCGCGAAGGAAATTGGGGTAGCTGACGATACCGTTAGGCGTGCTCGCAAAAAATATGAGGCCGATCGCGCACCTGATCGCGCACCTGTACGCGTTGGTGCTGACGGCAAGTCCTATCATCTACCCACGCACAGCCAAAGGCACCGAAAGGCACCGCCGCCTGATGATGGCAGCCTAGCGAATGAATTGGTGATTGCGCCGCTGGTGAAGTTCGCGACCGCCTACGTCAACACCATCAATGAATTTGATGACCGCAAGCTGCGCACCGACTTCACGCGCGAGGATCGGGATGCGATCGCGGATACATTTTACTCGATCATGAATGACCTGGGTTTGCTCGCCCAGCGTTTCAACGACGTCACCCTTGAGCAACATCAGAATGGAGGAATACACCAATGACGCGTTATTACACGGCCCCCGATGGGGTGAAATATCCGCTGACTGAAGCGCCCTACTCGATGAGTTTCACAATCTATCGCTCAGACCGCCACAAAGCGCACGCTGGCGATCCGCACAGCTGCCTCATCGCGATGGGCATCAAGCGCAACCGCGATGTGAAAGACGTCTTCATTGGAACGGGTCGCGACGCTTACGTGGTGTTCCACGCGCGTGATGATCAACCGGCCCATGCGGTCCACTTTGTACTGGGGATGACCACGCGTCGGGTCATTGATGCCTTCGATCTCAATAAGCGCGCGACGACCATGAAGATCGAGCTGAAGCGTCCGACCAAGGGCAGAACCCTGGAGGTGCGACGCACGATGGACAAGAGCCGCCGCCAGAAGATCAAAGACGGTGCGCACACAGTCAAAAAACGCGCCACGCCACAGACGAGCCGTATGCGGCGGCTCGGCATCGCCCATCGGCCACGCCCGCAGATCTCCAATGCCGGCAACGTCAGCGCGGCGGAATAGCCGCACCGTCCATCAAAGCTGCGCCTCATCGAGCACCCGCCCGGGCCGCATGCTTTCATTGACGCGAAGGCAGGGGCTCGGCACGTTCGGGCCCTTTTTCTTTCCGGTCTTGACCGGTTGCTGGACAATTTCGACGACGCGCTCCTTGACCCAAGCGGCCAGAATATCGCGCGCCTCCTGCTCGCTGCATTGCAATTCAGCCTGGATCACGTAGCCGCCCCAGCGACTTGTAATGCGACTGCCGCGGCCTTCGGGGTTGGGCGCAAATGGATCACCAGTGCGATCACCAGCATCGGTCACGAAGCCGATGTTGAACTTGTCGAGAATCGCGTTGGCCTGCAGCTCGCTCATATTGTCGAAGGCACTGGGTGATCGCCATGGCAGCAGAATGCCAACCTCATCTGCCGGCTCCCCATCATCGCCGGCATTCGGCAGACCAACCGATATTTTCTCAAACCACCTGGCGCGCTTGGTGACCAACGTGACATTGGCCTTGGCATCGTCAAAGCGCAGATAGCGCGCGCGCTTTTCGTCATCGATGTTCAACCTGGTGGCCTCTTCGACCGTCATGCCGAACAGCGTGCAGACAATACGGGCAACCCCAACCAACGAGCCGCCACCACGCGCAGCATCCATGTCGCCGGCCATCTGCTGAGCGTATTTCTTGGCGTGATGCACCAGCAGCACCGCCGTGTTGGTGCGACGCGCCACCTCGCGCCACAGCACGGCCGCCCATTTGAGCTCCGAGTTATCGTTCTCATCCCCGACAAAGGTCTCGGCAAACGGGTCAACGATCAAAATATCAAAGTGGTGCGTCATGATGGTCGCCACGATCGCATCCATCACCGGCGTGCGCGTGACGGCCTTGGTGCGATGATCGGCCCGCGCAATCACAATGCTCTCAGGCTGCGCTGCAAACGCGAGATTGGGCAGCTGTTCGAACTTCATCACCTTGGCAGCGCCATAAAGCCGGCGCTTCATCTCATCCTCGTCTTCCTCGGAATTGATCACCAATACCCGGAACACACCGCGCGGCCGCCAGCCGCCCCATTCCGGCGTGCCGCTCGCACACACCATGCCGAGCTGCAACGTGAACAGCGACTTGCCAGAGCCCGGCGGCGCCACCAGCAAGGTGATGTTGCGCCGGAGCAAGAGGCCAGGCACCGCCCATGGCCGGCGCGGAATCGCTTTGCCATCGAGCGGAAATGGAAAGATGACCGGCACCTCGGCCGGCTGCTGATCCTTGCCATTGATCTTCTGCGCACCATCGTCTGGCACCTCGTCGAGTATTTTCTCGAGCCCCGACGGCGGCGGAACAGGCGGCGGTGCCTTGGCGACCTCCTCCGCTAAAATTTTCTGGATCTCATCGACGCCAAAATGCGCAGTCAGGTCTCGGCTCTCAGCCAGCGCATACAGCTCATCAAGTGCATCGTTGCGCGCAATGCCGTGCCAGCTGCTGAAACATTCATGCACACCGTTTTTCCAAACGGTGAACACCGCATCGCGCGCCTGCATCGGATGCAAGGCGGTCGACGCCGCAATCGACATGCTGCGCCCGATCGACGCGAAGCCCTCTGCATAGGTTCGCCCGATCGTCGCACGCTGATCATCGGACTCGTGGATCTCATCGACCACGACCGGCTCCTGACCTAGCTCTGGACGGTTTTGTGATTCCGTGTGTTAGCGAGCCACGGGAACTCTTGGCGCAACCGGTCGGCAGCCTGCTTGACGGTCGCATCGTTCGCCAGCGCCCTGCTCAAACAAAGCCACAGCTGATCTTCAATCAGGCGGTAGTCGACGAACTTGCGGCCCTCCGCTTCCTCCGCCAACCGCTTCGCCCGATAAGCATCATTGAAGTCGCGTAGCACACCGCTGCCCTTGAGCACGTCCATCACGGCGCGCGCGCGCCGAGAGAGATCGCGCGTCTTGTCCATCACTTGATCGTGCCGAGATACCCGCTTGATCACCTCGGCGGCCTCAGCAACGCGCTCGACTATCTTGACGACGGTATCGAGTTCAGCCGAAACGATGATCGGCTCTTCAATGTTGGGAAACATCGCGAGCGGCGCGCCCGCAAGCCACACCGCGACCTCAAGCTGATCACACCATACCACCCATTCCAGCTGGAAATTCTGCCCGCGCAGCCAGTTGTTTGTCTCTCGCAGATTGGTGCTTGGCCCAATCCGCAGCATGCCGCCCGGCCCGCGCGCAATGTAAAGCGCCGCCGTCTTGCTCGCGCGCAAATAGCTGTTGGTCGCCGGATCTGGTAATTCAACGGCCACTTGCTGCTGCCTCCAGTGTCGCCAGCATTTCTGCCTCACAGCGCGGGCAATAAACCCACAGCTTGCCGTCAGCGCGCAGAATCAGACGCAGCGCATCCATGGCGATCTCCCGATTGCACAATGAACACAGGCCATCGGTGCGTAACCGTGGCGTGCCGAGCGAATGTAGGTCCATGACTCAGAACACGACCTCCTCATCGGCAATCAGACCATCGGCGATGATCTCCGCCGCCTCAAAGCTCTGACGCAGAACTTGCTGAACCGAGTAGCGCCCACCAAACCAACGCTTCGCCATTAGTCGCTGCAGATCCAGCTCAAAGGCATTGGCATAGGTGTCGAGCTGAAACGCTAACAGCTGGGGAAAGCTCGCGCGCCGAAACAGATAGCGGCCTGGCCACACGATCGCCCGCCACATCAGGCTGATCTCTTTGGCCGACGGCTGCTCGCGCCGCCGATTGCGTGTTGAGGTCCAGTCCTGGTAGGCCGCCAAAAACTCCTGAGATAGCGTGCCCTCAACCGCCATTTCCTGCATGTCGACCGACATGCGACCCATGAACCGATCCCAGTCGCATGAGAACGCCGGCCACAACGAGCCGACGTGCGCAGTGCGCTCGCCTGGCAGCTGCTCGATCGTGCGCCGCGCCTGCGCAAAGCGCGCAAGCACATGCGGCGCATTCCAGGCCTCCGGCTGATACTCAGGTGGAGGCAGCCCATCGAGCGGATGCCAATCATCAATGACCTCGCTGCCGACAAACAAGCGTGCCATCTAGCCTCCGCGAATGATGTGGATGATTGCTGCGAGCTGGTCGGCGAGCTTGCTATCGCCAAGCGCCAACCGTTTCGCAACCGTACGAACCGCATGAAGGATTGATGTGTGATCACGCTGCATCGCTTTGCCGATCATGGTCGTGCTCATCCGGTGTTGCGGGAGGATCGAGAGCAAGTACGCACAGATGTGCCGTGGACCAACATCTTTGGCCATCCGGGACGGACCAACGAGATCGGCCTTGTGCAGGCCGAAGTGATTGCAAACCGCCTTCATGATCGAGTTGATGTCAGTTACTTCCGGCGCGCTGGCGACGTGCAGCACGTCGCGCCCAATCGGCGCTGCTGCGCTT